TTCTTGGCTTTAAAAATCTTGCTAGCGATCTCCTGAGCATCGAACGAACGGAGGGCGTTAACTGTGATCTGTTTGCCTTTGTAGAAGGCGACATAAGTAAACATGGTTCAAGCCTCCCAAATGCCGTAGCCCTTGGGCATACGTGAAAGCCCATGCTGAAGGCGGAATCGGGCAATAGCATCTTTTTTGTTCGTGCCGTAGCAAGTCATGGCGATGTGTATCCATGGTGGGATGTGGACAAAATAGCGTTTCATCGGATGGTCTCCTTTGTGGTTTCTAGGTGGTTGTGAAGTTGCTCAAGTACTTGGGCGCGTGTGCCGGTATAGCCCTCGTTTTTGAGGGTTTGATACGCAGACTGTCCGCGCTTTTTCATGCCCGCGATCTCAAGGCGCAAAGCCCCCCGAAGGGCTAGAAGGCGGTAGCGGGCGATTTTTTCGGGTGTGTCTAGGACAATGGCATTCATGATTTTTTTCCCATTTCAATTTGTTGGAGTAATGCTTGTGCGCGGTCAATGTCATTGAGCAATTCGCCAAGCCAAGATTTATCCTCAATGTAGTGGTCTGCGGATTGGTAAAGGTTATTCAAAGCCTCGCCCAGTTTTTCAATTTTTTCTGCGTCAGTCATTGGGTGGTCTCCTTTAGATTTGTGGGTCGCCATGAGGGTGATAGTCGCCCTCGTCTTGGTCGTCGAAGTCGTGCATGGCGTTTGCTTCAATGTAGGCATTGAGGGCGTTAAAAACTGGCACAGTGCGCCCCAGTTGTCTGCGGGCAATCGCGCCAATGATGGTGAGTTCGGAGTGCTGATCTCGCTCGCGTTTAAGTTGGTGAATGCGAACGGCTAAGGTCGTCCAAAGCTCAAAGGCTTGTTCGGTGGTGAGGTCTAGTTGCATGGTCTTTCCTTTTGGTGGTTGGGTAAGTAATCCCCAAAGCCCTCACACAAGGGCTTCAGGCATGGCTTAGCGCGTTTTTTTCTTGTCGAAGAATCCTAGCCACTGAGTCCCCTCAACTTGCGGTTGGTACAGGTTGATCTCGTACTCGTGGGTGTGCGGAACAGGCACAAGAAAAAGGTTGTAGGCGTAGCCCTCTTTATCCATGTGCTTGATAAGTTGCCGGAGGTCTCGCTTTTCGGTGGTTGTGATGTAAGTGAAAGCGGATGACGCGAAAAAGTGGCAGTGGTCGGGTTGTGTGTTTGTCATGGTTTTTCCTTTGGTTGGGTTTATCCGAGGTTGACATCGCGCACGATGTATCCGGCTTGGCGGGCGATCTTGGAAGCTTGGGCGCGGGAATTAGCCGACACTTCAATGGTCGAGATCAGTCCGTCTTTTGACACACCCACAAGGTAGGTGTATCGGGTGGCGGGGTTGTTGGTGTTGAGGGCGATCATGGTTTTTCCTTTGGTGGGTTATTGGCGTTTAAAGTTTGCGCCATCAATCATCATTCGGAAGATGCCGTTTTTGTAGGCGAAGATTACGGCTTTGGAGGCGGTCTCAGAAATTGAACAGGTGTCACATGTGACAGTCAGTGTGAACTTATAGCCATCATTGACCTTTCGCACGATCAGGTCGTGTTGATCGTTGAGCTTGAAACGTGCAACAGGCTGAGCTTTGATCTGCGCTGATACCGCACTGGAGATGCTTTGAGTCATGGTGTCGCTGAGTGGTTGGTTTGTTAACATTATCAGTCCTTTGTAACTTGGTGTAAAGCAGTGTAACGAAATGTTATGCCTTACACATATATAGCATAATAGAATCGTGCCATGTATGAAAAAAGCCTTTAAAATCAACGCTAGGTATTTTCCCTATGAAACACAAAGTATTAAAAAAACAGGGTGAAAGTGCTTTTCAAATTGTGAACGAAATGCTTACAAAAACAAGCTGCACAAAGGGCTAGAAAAATTAAAATTTTTCTGTTCCAATCGCGCCCGTAAGGACATAGCGAAGCGGGTCGGCTTTGCTTCCCATTCCCCCAATCAAGTAGGAGAGAACACACATGAAAACACTCACACGCAAGCAGATCAAGGAAGGCTTAGAGCAAGTCCCAATGGCAGACATACTGGGCGTTTCCCACAAGGAGATCACCCCGAAAATGCAAACGTTCGCAAGGGAGATAGCAAAGGGTTCAAAGAAGGTTGACGCTTACCGCAAGGCTTACAAGGCGGATGCCAAACCCTCTAGCCTCGCCAAAGACCCTTACACGCTAGCCAATGATCCAAGAGTCATCCAAGAGGTCGAGGCTTACAGGCTGGCTTTAGAGTCGGCTAAACATCGCACCCCTGTTGCTTTGAGGGAGTTGGTAATCCAATCCCTTGTCCAAGTACTGATTGACCCAAAGGCTAAACAGTCAACCAAAGTGGCGAGCGCGAAGGTACTTGGCACAGTGACAGAGGTTTCCGCATTCACTGAGAGGCGCGAGGTTCGAACCATCTCATCGAGCGCAGACACCAAGGCGCAGATCATGGCGCAGTTGCGTGAGATGCTCAACGGGCGCGCGGAAGATGCGACGATCATCGAGGCGGACACCCTTTTGCGCGAGCTATCGGGCGAGACCCACCCACTCCCGACCCCCCCAGACGGCGTTGCGGAGTCCCAAGATCCTATACATACTATTCCACCCGAACCAACCCAACAAGATTCGGTTTTAGAAGACCCCCCACCCCCAGAAAAAGTTTCTGGAGCAGCCCCCACCCACCCTTTTAGGGGAGACACCCCGGCGTAGAAAAATTAAAATTTTTCTGCAAAATAATTTTCTAGAAAAATTAAAATTTTTATGCGGTTTTTAAAAGTACAGATAAATAAGAAAATGGTGTCACGTAAAAGTGACATGACGTTTGAAGAATGTATGGAGGTAGAGATGACCCCGGTGCAGAAAGAAGTGTTTTTGATTATTGATGAGTGGTGGAAGAGGTACGGGTTTAGCCCCTCTCTTAAGGACATAGCTCACCAGAGAGGAAAGATGAGTATGTCTAATACTTCTAAAATAATTAAGCGGCTTGTGAATATAGGTGTTATAAAGAAGGTTGATAGACAGGGTAGGACGATTAGACCTGTGTATATAAATTTTAGGAATCTAGAGTGAAGCTAGAAGATTTGATTGAGAAGTTGCCTGCGAACGAGCAGGAGGAATTCTTGGCGAGTGTTGAGACGTACAAGAGTGCTCTCATCAGGGAGAGATCTCATGCTTCTTTTATGGAGTACATCAAACAGATGTGGCCGGGATTTGTTGGGGGGAGGCATCACTCTCTCATGGCTAAGAAGTTTGAGGACATAGCAAACGGGAAGATTAAACGGTTAATCATCAATATGGCTCCTCGGCATACTAAGTCTGAGTTTGCTTCTTACTTACTTCCTTCATGGTTCCTTGGCCGTTTCCCGAATAAGAAGGTTATCCAGTGTTCTAACACCGCTGATCTCGCGGTGGGGTTTGGACGTAAGGTTAGGAACTTAGTAGATTCAGAACAGTACTCTAGGATTTTTCCTAACGTTGCTTTGAGACAGGATAGTAAAGCTGCTGGCCGCTGGGCGACCAGTGGGGGCGGAGAGTACTTCGCTATCGGCGTACAGGGAACGGTAACGGGTAAAGGTGCGGATCTTTTGATTATTGACGATCCCCACTCTGAACAAGAAGCGGCGTTAGCTCAAGGCGACCCTACAGTTTTTGATAAAGTTTACGAGTGGTACACCTCTGGCCCTCGGCAACGTTTACAGCCGGGTGGGGCTATTGTTGTCGTGATGACCCGTTGGTCGGAGAAAGACCTGACTGGTAGGATTATTAAAGATGCAGCCAGTAGGGATAAAGGGGAAGAGTGGGAAGTTATAGAACTGCCAGCAATCATGCCCAGTGGGAAACCTTTATGGCCAGAGTTCTGGAGTTTAGAGGAGTTAGAAGCTCTGAGAGAAGAACTTCCTCCTTCTAAGTGGAACGCTCAGTATCAGCAGAACCCTACGGGAGAAGAGGGTGCTTTAGTTAAACGGGAGTGGTGGAAGATTTGGGAGCATGAGGATCCTCCTAAGTGTGAGTTTATTATTCAGAGTTGGGATACAGCTTTTACTAAGAATGAGAGATCAGACTATTCCGCCTGTGTAACTCTCGGCGTTTTTCACTTGAATGAAAACCCAGAAGACATCAATATTATTTTGTTAGATGCTTTCCAGAAGAGGATGGAGTTCCCTGAATTGAAGGAGAAAGCTTACGAGCACTATAAGGATTGGGAGCCTGATGCTTTTGTTGTGGAAGCTAAGGCTGCCGGCGCTCCATTAATTTTTGAATTGAGACGAATGGGGATAGTTGTTAGTGAATACACCCCGTCTAGAGGTAATGATAAATTTGTGCGACTAAATTCGGTGACTGATTTGTTCAAGTCGGGTAAAGTATGGGCACCTGATACGAGGTGGGCGCACGAGTTAGTTGAGCAGATGGCGGCGTTTCCGAATGCTGACCATGATGACTTGGTTGATGCTTGTGTTCAAGCACTGATTCGTTTCAGACAAGGTGGGTTTTTGCGGCTCGATACAGACGAGCGTGAAGATCTAATCGGCTTCAGAAAGAAGCACGTTTACTATTGAGGCTCTCATGGAAAAATCTTTATACGAAATGCCTAAAGGCATTGAATCTCTGGAAGGCCCAGAAATTGAAATCGAAGTTGAGAATCCTGAATCTATGTCTATTGAGATAGATGGGATTGAGATTGATCTGACTCCGCCGACTGGAGGAGAAGATCAGTTTGACGACAACTTGGCTGAGTTTATTGACGAAAGCGTATTAGCTACGATTGGATCTGATCTGGTGGAAGAGGTGTCTAGTGATGTGACATCTCGCAAAGACTGGGTGGAGATGTATGTCAAGGGTTTAGATGTTTTGGGAATGAAGTATGAAGAACGTACTGAGCCGTGGAATGGCGCTTGTGGAGTTTTCTCTACGATCCTTACGGAAGCTGCGGTTCGGTTCCAGAGCGAGACGATTATTGAAACGTTCCCTGCGGCGGGGCCAGTCAAAACGGAAATTATTGGTGCAATTGACCGCCTTAAAACTGAAGCGGCTGCGCGAGTTCAGGAGGACATGAACTATAAACTCACGGAAGAAATGCCTGAGTATCGTCCTGAACATGAACGCATGTTGTTTAATCTTGGCTTAGCTGGTTCGGCCTTTAAGAAGGTTTACTATGATCCCAGTTTGGGACGACAGACTTCTGTTTATGTTCCTGCCGAGGATGTGATTATTCCTTACGGCTCTAGTAGTTCTAGGACTGCTGAGAGAGTTACGCACATCATGCGTAAGTCTAAGAATGAACTTAAGAAACTACAGGTAGCAGGCTTCTATGTTGACGTAGATCTGGGAGAACCTAGTAACCTACACACAGACGTAGAGAAGAAAAAAGCGGACGAGCAGGGTTACTCAGTAACTGACGACGACCGTTACCAGATTTATGAAATCCAAGTTGATTACGATCTGCCGGGCTATGAAGATGAAGACGGTATTGCTTTACCTTACATCATCACGATTGACGTTGGGACTAATAAAGTTTTATCTATTTACAGGAACTGGAATGAATCAGATAAGAAGCGCCTTAAGAGACAACACTTTGTTCAGTACGATTATGTACCCGGCTTTGGTGCTTATGGCTTTGGTTTCATACATCTTATTGGTGGTTATGCCAGAGCCGGTACGTCTCTTATTAGACAACTCATTGATGCTGGCACATTAAGCAATCTGCCCGGCGGCTTAAAGTCTAGAGGTCTGAGAGTTAAGGGTGACGATACGCCTATCGCCCCCGGCGAGTTTAGGGATGTAGACGTACCAAGTGGGTCTATCAA